AAGTCCCTAAAAATTGCTAAATTGTCCTAGTTTCGAAGATGTTTTTCGTTACTGAGTTATTTGAAAAGTAGAGATTTGACAGGGTAGCCGATAGACTGGCTTGGGATAAAGCAAGGTTTTAAACTATCAGAAATACAAATAGGTCAACAGGTCTTCCGTAGGGAGATGTTAGCCCTCCTTTGAGTCCCAGCCCTTAAATCAAATCTTGAAAGCTCTTTAGTTAAAGATTAGGTCTCATTTGCCGACATCAACTTCTGACAATTTGGAATATCATTTAAACCTCCCTTTGTAACAGGAGGGGGTTCTGTAAGTAGTAAGTCACGCCGTTAAGGTATCCCGAACCAAGCAAACCCCCAAAGATTTCATTTAAAGCCCGTGAGCGTCCGATTTGACGCCTTAAACGGCAAACTAAAACAACCCCACAAAGGAGAAAACAATGAGATTAAAATGGATAGACACTTGCTACATAGTTGAAGAGATTCAAAACTACTTTAAAGATTGGGAAATTGAGGACGACAAAGAAGCTCAAGCCCAATTTATTGAAGACTTGAAAAACTTCAAAGCTGGAGATATGGCTCGTACTGATTGGGCTATGAGAGAGTTAATATCTAAAGTCTTTGCCGATATTGGTCACGAATTGACAGACGGCAGACCTAATAGAGACTCATAAAAAAAAGTCCCCCAGTTTAACGGCTGGGGGCAAGATTTTACTTAACCCTAACAAAGGAGAAAACGATGAGAACAACAAACGCAAAAAGCAGTAACTACACAACCAGAAAAGAACCATTTCAAGCTAATAATTTGAGTGGTCAATATGTTGGTAAAACTTACGTAGTTTACTCTTATGGATACTATCCGATTTATGTCAATTTAAACGGAACTTGG